TAGCAAAAACAGGGACAGACATAAAACTTATACGTTTCGGTCAACAAGGTGTTAGTGGCGATAAAACTACTACAGCACGTTCTAAATCTTTTAAAGCACGACACGGAAGTAATATAAAAAAAGGTAAGATGAGTGCCGCTTATTGGGCTAACAAGGTTAAATGGTAGGAGAATAACATGGCTAAAAAAGGTTTATATGCAAACATGAACGCTAGAAAGAAAAAAGGCATAAGCCGTAGTAAGAAAAATTCTACGGTATCAAATAAAGCCTATGCAAATATGCAAGCAGGTTTTCCAAAAAAGAAAAAGACATTAATATAATATGTTTAAAACAGACACCGATAGATTAGAAACCTATAAAAGAATGTTTGCAACCGATGATGGCAAACAAGTCTTAGAAGATTTAAAAGAACGGTTCCATATTGATACAATGACGTTTGTGGATAACAACCGGGAATTAACTTTTGTCCATGAGGGGCAAAGAAGTGTGGTCTTATATGTACTGCATTTATTAAAAGAAGAAAAACAAAACCAACAAACAATAGCGGAAGGATAATAACACATGGCGGAAGAACAGGTAGCGGATGCTCCAGTAGTTGAAACTGGGGAAGCACCGTCTGATTGGAAAGCAAGTCTCCCAGACGATATAAAAAATAACAGTTTAATACACAATATGGATGATGTGGAAACATTAGCTAAGACAGCAATCCATGCACAATCTATGGTTGGTGCCGAGAAAATAGCTATTCCTGGTAACTGGGCTAATGATGATGATTGGAATGGAGTGTATACTAAACTAGGCCGTCCAGAAGCAGCAGAAGGATATGAGTTAAAAAATCCTGAAGGTGCTGAAAGTGTAGATGGCGATATTAAAAGTTGGTACCAAGATTTAGCACATGATGCAGGATTAAATAACCGCCAAGCGCAAAAGATATATGAAGCGTATATAGCTAAAACAGGCGAAATGGCTCCTGTAAATGAAGAATTAACAGAACAAGATATAGAAATACAAAAAAGCGAAACCGAAGTTACCCTTAAAAAAGAATGGGGTAAGGCGTTTGATCAGAAATTAGACGAAGCAAAAGGCATATTAGAGCAATTTGCCCCGGAAGGTTTTGCAGAAATAATGACAAAAGATGGTGTTGCATTAGGTAATTCTCCAGAGTTTATAAAAACTATGGCCAACATAGGTAATTATATAAATTCTAAAGTAGGAGAAGATAAGATTATTGGCGCTAAACAAACGCCATCTCTTACACCACAAGATGCAGAAAAAGAAATAGCAATGTTGCGTGGCGATCCTAAAGATAAAGGCCCGTACTGGAACAATAAACATCCAGATCATGCAGCAGCTGTCGCAGAGGTTTCACGACTAATGGAATATTTACATCCAGAAGTCGAGGAGTAGGATAAGCGTAAGCCCCTACCGAGCCAACAGCGTTAAGTTGGAGGTAGCATACTTAATGTTAAAGTGTCTTGTAATACAGGGTAGCACTTGATTTTTTTTAACCTATAACACGGAGGCTTATATGTCTACACAAGTAAGTACAGCTTTCGTCCAGCAGTTTTCTTCGAATATTACTATGTTATCACAGCAAATGGGTTCCCTTTTGCGTGGTGGTGTAGATTCAGAGACTATTACTGGAGAGAAAGCATTTTTCGACCAAGTCGGAAAAGCAGCCGCTGTGGTGCGTACTACACGACATGGAGATACCCCATTAATGGAAACTCCACATACGCGTAGAATGGTATCACTTTCTGATTATGAATGGGCAGACCTTATAGATTCTGTCGATAAAGTCAGAATGCTTGCAGACCCTACTTCTACTTATGCAAGAGCAGCAGCAGCAGCGATGGGAAGATCAATGGATGATGTTCTAATCGCAGCAATGAACGGCAATGCACAAACAGGCAAAGCAGGCACAACAGCTACAGCTTTACCAGCAGGGCAAAAAGTTGCTCATGGTTCCGCAGGTTTGACTATTGCTAAATTAGTAAGCGCTAAGAAAATTCTTGACGCTAATTCAATCGATCCGTCTATTCCGAGATACATAGCGGTATCACCAGAACAAATTGAGGATCTGTTAAATAATACAACAGTAACCAATGCAGACTTTAATACTGTTAAAGCTCTTGTTCAGGGTGATATAGACACTTTTGTTGGTTTTAAATTTATCGTTACTAATCGTCTAACTGACGATGGTACATCCAGATTATGCCCTGCTTGGGTTGAAGATGGCGTTAAATTAGGAATTGGCAAAGATGTCAACGCTCAAATTACGGAAAGAGCGGACAAAAGCTACAGCACACAAGTTTACTATTGCATGTCTATTGGGGCAACCCGCATGGAAGAAGAAAAAGTTGTGCAAATAGCTTGTAACGAGTAAGGGAGGATTATATAATGGGTACAGTTTATTCTGATCAAAAGACTAAATGGGATCAAAATAATCCGACTGAAGCAATTAAGCCTATTGAGATGGCTGGTCGTGTTCGTGTAGCATACGGTTCTTATACCGCATCTGCTGAACAATCAGACATTCATATGTTTAATTTACCAAACGGTGCAAGAATATTGTCTGGTGAATTAGTACATGTGGCTTTAGGTTCTTCTACAACAGCATCTGTAGGCCATGCAGCTTATACAAATGCAGCGGGAACTGCGGTAGCAGCTGACGTTGACGAGTATAAAGCAGCAGCCGCTTCTACATCAATTACTACAGTTGATATAGCAGCAACGGCAGCGCTTGGCAGAAATTCTGTTGTTGACGCAAACGGTGATGGGCTTCCTGTTACTGTAAGTGTTTCTGGTGCCAATGGTACTGGTTTAATAGAACTTAAAATGCTTTACGTTATTGATTAATACAAATTGGAGAGAGCAAGCGTTATGCTGCTCTCTCCCTTTTATTTAGGAAAAAATAATGGCTTCAGACGTTGATATAGCAAATAGTGCATTAAATAATTTAGGCGCATCTAACATTAATGCGTTAACAGAAGATAGTGTAGCAGCCCGTATCTGTAACCAACGCTACGAGTTTGTCCGTGATTCTGTATTTAGAGCGCATCCTTGGAATTGTTTAGTAAAAAGAGCATCATTAGCGCAAAACACTACAGCGCCTGATTGGGAATATACCTATGCTTTTAATTTACCAACAGATCCTTATTGTTTGCGTGTTTTACGAGTAGAAGATTTAGATACAGATTTTAAAGTAGAAGGAAGAACAATAGCTTCCAATAATGCTACTATGAAAATAAAATATATAGGACGAATAACAGATCCTAATGAATATGACATGTTATTAATTGAATGTTTGTCTGCACGATTAGCAGCTGATATAGCGTATGCAATTACAAACAATAATGCATTAACAGCGACTATGTGGGAAATGTATGGCCAAAAATTAAGCGAAGCACGCTTTGTAGACGCTACTGAAGGAATGCCTGGAACAGAAGGTGTCGATCATGGAGTAATACACTCTAATACCTTTATTAATTCGAGGTTCTAATGCGAGCTACTACTGCTTTTACAAATTTTACTTCTGGCGAAATAAGTGATTTATTAGATGGTCGTACGGATTTAACACGGTACACTAATGCCGCTAAAAGTTTAACAAATTTTATGGTGCATCCTGCAGGTGGTGCAGCAAGACGTCCGGGTACAAAGTTTATACATGAAGTAAAATCAAGTGCAGCAGCGGTGCGTTTAGTACCTTTTGAGTTTAATACAACTACAGCTAATACTTATATATTAGAATTTGGTAATTTATATTTTAGAGTATTTCGAGATGGTGGTATTGTAACAGAATCAAATGTTACTATATCAGGCATTACTAAAGCTAACCCAGCCGTTGTTACAGCAAACGGTCATGGTTATTCTAATGATGACCACGTTATTATTAATAGCGTTGCAGGAATGACAGAAGTCAATGGCAAAACTTTTGTTGTAAAAAGCAAAACAACAAATACTTTTGAAATACAAAATGTTGATGGAACAAATATTAATTCATCAGCATTTACTACTTATACATCTGGCGGTACATCGGCAAGAATATTTGAAGTAACAACACCGTACACAACAGCGCAAGTAGCAGATTTAAAATTTACACAATCAGCAGATGTTATGTATTTAACACACGTTGACCATGATCCAAGAAAATTAACACGAACAGCACATACAACATGGACATTAAGCACACCAAGTTTTGTTAATGGCCCGTATTTAGATGAAAACAGTACAACAACTACATTAACAGCTAATGCACGAACTGGTAGCAGTTGCACAATTACAGCATCGGCTGATTTATTTGTAAGTACAGATGTTGGTCGTACTATTAAAATATACGAAGGTTATGCTAAAATAACAGCCCGTACTAATGCAACAGTTGTTGTATGTACTGTGCAAACAGACGAAATAGGCCAAGCCGAATTATTACCATCATACACAGCTAGTACTATAAGTTTAGTAGAAGGCGATCCAGACGGTACAGGTAAATCACACAATGACTTTATAAGAGACAGCACTAAGCAATTTATAGAACAAGGTTTTAAGGAAAACATGACTATAACAATGACAGGTGCTAGTAATAGTGGTAACAATAAAGACTATGAAATTGTTAAAGTAACAAGCGATGAAATAACACTTGTTCCAGTTGATGATGTTATAGCTGAATCAGCGAGTAATAGCATTACAATAGTTGGTAAATTACACGCTACTAAAGATTGGTCATTAGGAGCATTTAGTGAAACAACAGGCTATCCTAGAGCCTGCGCTTTTTATGAACAAAGATTAGTGTTTGCAGGAACAGCAACACAACCGCAATCGTTGTACTTTAGTGTAGCGGGTGATTTTGAGAATTTTACTGAAGGCGATACAGACGCTAGTGCATTAAATTACACTATTGGTTCTAACCAAGTTAATCGTATTGTGTATTTAGCTAGTGCCAGTTCTTTATTAGTAGGAACAACAGGCGGTGAGTTTGTGGTGCGAGCTTCTGGAACAGATGAACCGTTAAATCCAGAAAATGCACAAGTTAAAAAACAAGCCAGTTATGGTAGCGCTGATACACAGCCTGCTCAAATAGGCGGATATACATTATTTGTGCAACGGGCAAAACGTAAGATAAGAGAACTGCATTATGTGTATGATACCGATAGTTACCAAGCAACAGACTTAACTATATTAGCTGACCACGTTACAGAGAATGGTATTATAGAGTTAGCGTACCAACAAGAGCCAGACAGCATAGTATGGGCTGTAACAGGCGATGGTAGGTTATTAGGGTTAACGTATCGTAGAGAAGAAAACGTAGTAGCGTGGCATCAACATAAATTAGGCGGTACTTGGGTAGATGGAAGCACTACTTACAATTATGGGTTTGTAGAAAACATTGCAACTATTCCTGGGGAACTTAACCAAGACAATTTATACATAGTTGTTAAACGTACTATTAATAGTGTAACCAGACGTTTTGTAGAATTTTTATCGTTATCAGATTTTGGTTCAGATGTTACCGATGCTTTTTTTGTCGATAGCGGATTAACCTATTCTGGTTCTAGTGCATCAACAATAAGTGGTTTAGATCATTTAATTGGTCAAACGGTTTCTGTTTTAGAAGAAGGATCAGCACATCCTACAAAAACTGTAGCATCAGGAGCTATAACATTAGACAGGGCTACTACTAAAGCGCATGTAGGGTTAGGTTATACGTCAACATTAGAAACGCCTCGTATGGAAGTGCCAATGGCTACAGGCACTATACAAGGTAAGATTAAAAAGATTTACAATGTAACTGTTAGATTTTTTAGAACAGTTGGAGCCTCGGTTGGTACACGTTCTGATAATTTAGATGTAATACCATTTAGAGACAGTTCGGATGCAATGGACACAGCGGTACCATTATTTACAGGCGATAAAAATATTGAAGCGCAACCTAATTGGGACACAGAAGGCAGTATTATAGTTGAACAATCACAACCATTACCTATGACAATTGTAAGTATATACGCTTCTGTAGACATACAAAATAAATGAAAATTGTTCCGTTTATACCAGAACATGCTGCCGATATAATACATAACAAAAAGTTATCAATAGGCACATTATATCCAAAGCATGAATGGAAAGAGCATATACAAAAAGTTTCTCATTATGATGCATGGACAGGCTTAGACAATGGACACATTGTTGGTTGTGCCGGGATTATGCCTTTATGGGATGGTGTTGGTGAAACATGGTTTATTGGTGCAGATCGCATACAAAAACATACATTGAGCGCTGTACGATTTGTTAAAAAAATTTTTAAAGATAAACAAGATAATGGTGATTACACACGTTTACACGCTAATGTTCGTGCGGATTGGCCAGAAGCAATTAAGTTTGCCAAACTGGTAGGTTTTACAAAAGAAGGTTACATGAAAAAGTTTGGCCCAGACGGGCTAGATTATTTAGTAATGGGAAGGATTAAATAATGGAACCAGCAACAGGGCTAATGTTAGCAAGTGCAGGCCTATCCGCTTTTGGAACAATAAAAGGAGGAAAAGGCGCTAAAGCAGGAGCCGATTATAATGCTAGTATTATAGAGCGCAACGCTAAAGTTGCAGAAATAGAAGCAGAACAAATAGGCCGTGTAGCAGGATGGGATATTCAAGATAATGAAAAAGAATTTCAAATATTAAATGACCGATCTGTTATGGCTTTTGGTAAAAATGGTTGGATGACAGGAACAGGCACACCATTAAAAAAAGCTATGGCTAATGTAGTAGAGTTTCAAAAAGACATGGAAGTGGCACGCTACAATACAAAAGTAAAACAAAACGAAAAAATAGAGTCTGCTACTAACATGCGTTTACAAGCAGAATTGAAACGCTACGAAGGCAGAGCGCAATTAAAAGCTGCAAGAACTAAAGCATTTGGCACATTATTAAGTGCAGGTTCTAAAGCATATTTAATGTCATAAAGGGTACACATGAAAGTTCCAACATATAAAAGACAATTACAGCGTACAGATCGTACTGGTGCAGGCATGTTAACAGCGCAAGTAAACCCTAATGTTATGGCTTTAGCTGGACAAGGATTAGCAAATGCTGGACAACAACTGTTTAGTTTTGGCGCTGATATGTTGGAAGTAGAAACTAAAAAGCAACAACTAGCTATTAAAAATGAATCAAGCCAAGCTGTTCAAAATCTAAATACAGAATTAAAAGGTTTGCGATTAGAAACAAACAAAATATTAAATCCGCATGAAGCTGAAACGTATTGGGCAGAAAACTCACAAAAAGTTTATACTAATGTATTTAATTCATTAAGCAAAAACGCTAGAACTTTATTTACTATTGATGGTCAAAAAATATTTACAGATATGAACTATAATTTTAGACTTGATAATGACCCTAAAATACCAGAGCATACTAAAAAACTTGCGGCAGGCGAAACAGCTATAATAGCAGAAAATGTAAGTAATCCAAATAATAGTTTAGCAGTTAGAACTAATGCGTTAATTTCACTTATTGGAGGCAACCGAAAAAACACAGATAATTTTGCATTTGCACAAGCTCCTAAAAGCAATGTTGGTTATTCTAGAGATGGTGGTTTTACAGAAAAAGAAAACAATTTATTAAATACCCATAGATTAAATATTTCTAATAACACTTATTTAGAAAATGCAGATAAATCTATAACTACAATTTATATAACTGGAATTAGAAATCCAGCAGAGGGAAAAAATAGCCCTATATACGCTGTGCCAGGATATTATAATGGAAAAAAATATTCTAAAGAAGAAGAACAAGAATTACAAAAAATAGCTACAGAAGAAGGATGGTTTAACGTATACCCTTTTGACCCAGATGCAAAATCACATAAAAAACGTGTAAACAAACTACACAAATTAATTGATAAAGACGGAAAAGCATTAAGCAAGATAGAAAAAACTTTTTCAAAAGGTTTAAACTTTTCTTTATATGAAAACGATATTGTTGATTTTAATGAATTTACTGTTTTAAATAACGAAGTTTTATCTACAGTTACAACTGATATATTAAAAAATCTAATGCACGGAGCTGAAGATGCTGATGATGTTATAGAAAGCGTAATGGATAATAAAATTAATGATCCTATTTTTAATATGATTTGGCAAGATTTGCCAATAGAAGAAAAAGATAAAATACTAAGAACCTCTAAAGACATTGCTGAAGATATAGAAGGTTTTAAAAATAAACAAGAAAAAGAAAAAGACGAACAATATGATGAAGAATTAAAAACTGTCAAAAGAAAATTGTTTAATGAAACGGATCTTAATGAAGCAATAGAAACACATAAATTTATTTTAAGTATTGATGGGTATGATAATTTTGCACAAAAAGAATCAGCAGAAAAATTAATAGAAAAATTAAAAGGAACTGAAACTAGCGGTGTTACATTTAGAACGACAGCAGAAGGTAATGATGGCCAAACATATTTTGATTTAGCAGAAGATGATAAAAATAATGAATTAACTTATGAAAGTGTTATGGAAGCTGGTCGTAAAGGTTTGTTATTGGAAAATACTTGGTTAAGTTACATGGATAAAGTAGGCGCTGAAAGAAACGAAGGATTAAGTTTTGGTTTAGATCAATTTAAAAGAATTTATGGCTATACAGAAAATATGGATAAAGATGATAATTTAGGAAAAATAGTAGAAGCAGCTTTTAATAAATCTTCTGCTAATTTAAGTAAATGGGTACAAGAAAATAATGATGCAACCTATGATGAAATAGTAGAACAGCATGAAATTATTTTAGAAAAAAATAATAAAATATTTAAAGACACAATAAGATCGGCAAGAAATCAATCATTAGCTTTTTACAACAATGGTTATGTACCATTTGATATTTTAAATCTAACCAATCAAGAAATTATAGAAAAAGCAACTGCTGCGTTAGTAGCACCTAATGCAGATACAATAGCAATTAAACAAGTTATTAATAAATTTGGTTATTATCAATTACAAGAAGTAGATAAATAATGATATATAATATAGAAGAAGAGCTAGATAAATATGAATTTGCTAAAAATGATCTTAGTAAAGTGCCTGTTGATAAATGGGAACGTACTGAAGTTTTAACAGATCTTAATAACAAACCATATACAGTAGGCATAAAAAATGGTGTATCATGGAAATTAGAGCCTAACGAAGAAGAAAATCAAGTAGTTGCTAGTAATACGCCAAGCATTACAGACATAGAAAAAGAAAAACAAGTAGCTTTAAAAGCGGATTTAAACCTTGTAAAACCAGATCCTAATGCGCCACTTCCACGAATAATTGGAGATACAGTAAAAGCAACTACTAGAGCAGCTGCTACAGTAGGAGAAAACACAACAAGTTTAGTAGCTAATGTTTTAGGGGCGCCTGGAGATCTAGGTAATTATTTGGCAAGATTAGCAGGCAATGAAGATTACGAAGGTATAGTGCCTGGCTCAGAAGCTATTAACGATACATTTCAAAATGCTTTAGGTTGGATTGACACTAATTTAATGGGTAACAATCCTATAGATACTTGGGCGGCAGAACCATATAATAATGAAACATTTGGAAATTTAACAGAAGGATTAGCGCAATTTATAATTCCTGCTGTGCCTGCTGCAAAATTAGTAAAAGCTGGTGATATGATTGTAAACGGAATGGTAAGTTTAAGCCCTATGGTGCGTGGTTATATGTGGGGTGCTATAGCAGATACTTTAGCTTTTCCAGCAAATGAAGAGTTAATAACAAAAAATTTAGCAGAATATTTTGTAGGAAAAACACCAGAAGAACGCACAGAATTTGCTAATCAAGTAATGGGTATATTTGAAAAAAATCCAGAAAACGCAGAAATATTTAATACATTAAAAACTACTTCAGAAGGTTTAATAATTGGTGGTATTGTAGATGGAACTTTACGATCTATTCCATTTTTAAGAACAGCTATAAGAGCTGCTAAAGGAATAAACTGGAAAGAACTTTATGACCGAGTAGAAATTGACCCTAACACTTTAAGTTCTGGTGGTTTTGGTGGCATATCATTAAAAAATAAACCACAAGAAATAAATAGTATTGACATAATGAATGCAAACGAAAGTCCAGTAGTAGGATCAGGAAAAAATAATAAAGTTACTATAAAAGATATTACAGAATATTTAAATCAAGAACCTAAATTAGATATTACTAAACCAGAAAATGTAAATAAAATAGTTATTAAAAGTGTTGATGAAATTAATTATCAATTAAATCAAGAAAAAACAGGTTTAGGTTGGTACGATAAAGATGTTAAAGAAGCAATGGATTTATTAGATGAAATTAATCCTAAATTTAAAGGTAATGGTGACGCTAAAGGATTAATGCCGTTTTTGACAGCAATAGCTTCAGCAGGAACACCAGTAGGTCAAGATTTTAAAGTAGCTACACAAATAGCAGATATATTTTTAGACACAGGTAAACTACCTTTAATAAATCCTAAAACTGGAAAAGGTTGGACTAGAAGATCTCACATTCCAGGTCAATTAGAATTTGTTCAAAATTATATAGATAACAATGGTCTTTCGTTATTTTTAGAATTTTTACACGCTCCAACTACTAGAAAAGAAGTTAATGCACTAAGAAAGCAATATAATATGAAACCAGTTGCTGGAGCATTATATAGCGACATAGTAGGAGCTGATATATTTGGCCCAAAAGTTAGTAAATTTATGGCTAATTTAATGGGTGTTGCTGATGAAAATGTACCTGATATATGGTTTACAAGAGGTTTTAATCGTAAAGCTGGTGATATGTATGTTACAACTAAAGAAGGTGTACAATCTAATGCAGAACAACCCAGAAATTTAACAGAACGTCAAATTATGGATGATGTAATTTCTAAAATATCTCAAGAAATAAAATTAAATAATCGTGACACGCAAGCTGTTTTATGGTATTTTGAACAAGGTTTATATACAAAACTAGGAGTTAAAAGTGAACCAAAAAGTTACGCAGACGTTACAAGACAAATCCTCGAAGGAAAAACCAATGTCACAGATGGAAGCGTTCCATAGGGCAAGGTTAGTTTTTTGGAAAATGCAACACAATAAAAAACCAGAAGTACAAAAACAAAAAACATAATTTTTATTTAATATATTTAATCAACAAGGCGGTTTTTACCGTCTTTTTTTATGGAATTTGCTATGGCTATAAAAGAACAAGCAAATAACGCTATTCCTACAGGTGGTGTTACAGAATTTGCAGAAAACCCAAATGAACCGCAAGTTGCTGGTGGTGGTTTAAAAACACTTTTAGATATATTTGAGGCAGCAACAAAACCAAAACCAAAACCAAAACCTTTACCTAAAAATGTAGCAGA